CTGATGCAGCATTAAAAGAGATTGTTCAACAAGGGGGCCGTGTATTAGGACTAGCTGATGACTTTGAAACAATTGGTTTTAGAATAGACAGAAGCAAGGTGCCAGCAAGCCATCGTGTTTATGACATCAATGCTAACAAAAGCTTAAGACCAGAACAATTAAAAGAACAAATTATCTACAAGGTTACTGACCCATACGTAGACCACGTGTATGTGACAGGTATAAAGACAAACCGTCTTGTAGAGAAAACAGATGCCTATGGGTACAACGTAGGTGGGCCACGTAACAACGATTCAGTCCGTTGGTTCGTAGGCTTGACCGATGAAGGAACCTTGGCTGGTGGAAATACATACTCTAAAGGATTTAAAACGTTACTTGGTTCTTTCGGTGAGAAAGAAGCTAAGAAAGCTGTTGAAGAACTTAACAATATTGTTACTGCACTTAAGCCTTATATGGATCTGGCTGGTGTAAGAAGATTGTCTGAGCTTACCCTATCTAAAGCTGATGCTGAAACTGTTAAGAGAGTAATTCTAAGAAATAACTCTTGGAATAAACACATCACAGAAGTAGAAGACTTAGCTAAACTTGCTGATGATTATGATATGTCTTTCTATGCTAAATTTGTGGGTAAGGCTAGAGATGAAGCTGTAACTATAGCAGATGCAGGGCTTGTTCCTATTCGGGCTAACATGAAGATAGGCGATCTTACTAACATACGCCTTAACCGTAAGCGTGGGGATACACCCTTCATGGCATACGGTGGTGGTAAAGTACACAACACTAGCCCAATACAAAACATGATGCAGCAATTTGATTCTGCTACATACGGTTACCTACATATGCAAGCTAACCAAGCTTCTATTGTAGGTTGGGTTAAGAAAGCTAGAGAATCTGGATTGGTTAAATTTCAAGAGGGTATCCCTGAGAAGGATTACCTTAAAAGGTTCTTGACTGCAGAGGTTACTAGCAAAGGTTCTGCTAGTGGTCTAGCTTCTCAGTTGGCTTCTCAACAAAACATTATTAGAATGAGACTAGGAGCTAACCAGAGCTTCTCTAGTATGGAAAGGTTCTACAACGAAGCTGCTGAGTTTGTCTTTGAAAAGACAGGCAAGATGGTTGACCCTACTAAGGTAGCTGACGGTATTGCTGGTACTATGATGTCAACAGCTTTCCGTTTGAAGATGAGCTTCTTAAACTTTGATCAGTTTATCCTACAAGCTTTCCATGTTTCAAACATTATGGCTATCAGCCCAGCTATGGGTACAAAAGCTGTCACTATCTCCCCTGTTATTCGTGGTCTTATGGCTATGAAAGGCCCAGCAAGGGAAGCTGCACTAAACCGTATTGAAAAACTAGGCTACGTTGCTCGTAAAGATATTGAAGATGTACTTAAATACATGGACGAATCTGGTAGAGATGTCGTTAACTCTAGTATTATTGAGGTTCAAGGATCAACAAGTAACTACTTACCTACCTCTAAATGGGGCAAGATCAAGGCTGGTGTATCTTCTTCTATGGACAAGACCAGTGTATTCTTTAATGAGGGTGAACTTCTCTCTCGTATTGCTGCAATTGCAACGGCAGTACTAGAACACAATGGTAAGAATATTTCAAGAGATGTGTTCAGCGATGCTGGACGTACATGGGTTACAAACAGAGAGCAAGCCTTAACTTTCCGAATGACTTCTGCACAAAAAGGTGCCTACCAACAGGGCCTTGTACTTCGTGTAGCTTCACAGTGGTTGACTTACTCTAACCGCTTCCTAGAAAACCTCGTATTGGGTAGAGATTTTAGCAAGGCTGAAAGATCTAGACTTGCTTTAGTTAACTTAGCTATGTTTGGGACAACTGCAACTGGCTTTGGATCAGCAACAGCATTTGCCTTATCTAAAATAGGGGTTGACCCTAGTAATCCAGAGGCAATATCAACACATAACCTTGTTAAGTATGGCCTGTTTGATAAACTACTCTCTGAAGTAGTTGGTGAGAAGGTTAGTTATGGTACACGTGCAGCACCATTTGCTCAATTCTTTACCACATACCGTGACATCTTTATAGATAAGAACCTAGTAGGGGCAGCGACAGGGCCATCAGGAGAGATTGTTTACGATACTCTTACTCTTGTACCTAAAGTTATGACAGCTTTCTTTGATGATCGTCCTTGGATGGCTATTTCTGACTTGACAACTGTTCTACGAAATGTTAAAACTGTAGATACTTTTGCTAAGATGATCGAGATCATTGAAACAGGCCAGTATCGTAGTAAAAACAGAGGCTTGGCTGCTGAAGACTTAAAACCTGAAGCTGCCTTCGGTGTTCTTATCGGGGCTACCCCTATGGTAGTATTAAATAACTACGATGCTAAGAGTATAATCTACTCTGAAGATGCTAAGTATAAAGAAACTAGAAAGTATCTTAAAACTAAGGCTGATACTGCTATGGAATTGATCCGTACTGGGGAGAGTAGCAAGATGGCTAGAGGTGTGCAGCTTTGGGAAGAGATCAAAGACATTGTTGACGTTGCTCCGTTTAGTGAAGAGCTAAGACAGGGCTTAAGAAGAAACCTTGTTAAAGAAGAATATGTCTTTGACATCCTAGACTCAGCAAGAAAGCAAGGTAGTGCTTCTCAACTGGCTGCTGCTGCCGCAATTAACTCAAATGTAGGGACTGAATAATGGCTGGCTTTAATATTGAACAGGATATTTCTGGGGCATCTGCCTTTGAAAGTGCAATGACTTCTGAAGCTTCTGTTAATGCTCAAAGTGTTTTAACAATTAGTAAAGGTTTGTTTGGTCTTGCTGATGATATTGGTAGAACTCAACTTGCTGTTGCAAAAGCTGCAGCACCAACACAATCACAACAGGAAGACGCTTCGTTTGGTTCCTTCTTTAAAGAAGCTACACGTGTTGCAGCCTCAGACCCAAACCCATCCACTAGAAACACTAAGTTAAACGAGCTTTATAATTCTTTTATTATCGCTGGTAATGGGGAGCTTAGTGAACGTCAACAAAGTGTACTAACAGGTGCAACAGGGTACGACTTTGGACAACCTGCTAGACAAGTTGATATTGTCTCTGAAGCTTTTGCAGCAAACCCTTTAGCTTTAGGCTTTATTGAACAAGCTAAGACAATGGCTAAGGAGCAGGGTCTATCTCTAAATGATACTGAAGCTTACGAGTACGGTAAACAAATCTGGGCTAAGACTGCTGCTGATACACAAGCTTTTGCCGCTGGCAGAACAATTGAATGGAATGCACAAACAAGAATGAACGGTCTTTCGGCCTTAAATTCTTTCAGAGATGCTGCATTTTCTGCTTTAAAGGTTGAACAGCAGGGTGGTAATGTAAATCCAGATACTCTTTTGTCTCTTGAAGGGGCCTTAACAAAACTTAAAGGTAACTTTGCTAGACCTACAGGGGTAAGTGAAACTGATTACCAAGAGTTTACTGATGCTTTTAAGAACATTGAAGATGCTTTAACACTAGCCTCTAGTTATGACAGAGAAGCCCTTAAAAGAAAAGGTTTTGCAACACTCTCTGCTATCTTAGGAGATGCACCTAGCCCTCTATATGCTTTAGTTCTTGAAAACCCTGAGTTACAAAACTCTGTGTACTTCGATAGCAAAGGCGATATGACAAAGCTATTTGAAAAGTTTAAAGAAACTGGTATTAAATACAATGAAGTAGAGTTTGATCCCATTGTCCTTCAGTACATGGGTTTGACAGATACCGCAGAAGGTGGAAAAAGGGCACCAGTTCTACCAAAAGATTTTCTACATCCAGAAAAAGTAGTCCGTGAAGTAGAGGCTTTAGCTAATAGTGGGGATACTTTAGCTATAGGTAATTTTCTAGAAACTGCAGATGTAATGTTAAAAGCACCTTCTAAAAAGGGTATGGAAACACAGGAGGGTAGAGATAGTTTTAGTGCGGGTATAGCTAATGCGTCTATTATGATGAACAGCATGGACACTTTTGCTGGCCCTAAAATTGTTGAAAGTATATTCTCTCAAAGTACTTTTCAAAACATTGCTATTATGGGTAAGATTGACCCTGATAGGGCTAGAATGGCACAAGCCCAAATGGTTGCTGCGCTAGAGTTCCAGACTACATTGTTTACAATCCCAGCACAAGCTAGGCTTCAGAGTACACCATTCACTGTAGACCCAAAGACAGGTAAGATTGGTATCAGTACACAAGATAATAAAGGCTTTGATATTGATTTGCTACGTAAGTACGAAGCTGTTGCAATCAGGTATTATAGTGGCAACTTTGAGGCTATGTTAAAGGATAGTCTTAATGTTGGCAATAGAGTAACTACTGCTCAAGAAGCAACCTTAATTCGGCAAGACGATTGGGCAAAGCTAGTGCAAATTTATACCAAGATTAAAGATTTGCCACAGACATTGCAACGTTTAAATGCTCTGCGTACTAAAGCTAACATGGACTATGCAGCTATTGAAGTGTTTTCTGCACAGGCTGTTGATATTGTACGGTCTGCAGGTAATGTGGAATTACCAAGTAACGGTACTGGTACAATTACTCAAACAACTATCCCAACAACTACCGTTGACTCCACTGCTGCAGGTACACTAAGAGATCCAGCTAGATTCACAGGTTCCCCCGATCAGGGACAGGCTTGGTTTGATAGCTTACCTGCAGGTACGCACTTCATTGACCCATCAGATAACAGAGTCTATAGAAAGTAGGGATCAATGGCAAGTGAATGGAACAAAGCTGACGTAGCTTTAGGCGGGACAAGCGATTGGAACAAGGCTGCACTAGTTGGGGATGTTGAAGCCTCACTAGCTGAAGGTTCTACAACTCAAACTACACTAGGTAAGGTAGAGGCTAAGGGATACGACACCTTATTTAGTAATGCTGAACAAAGTAAAAACAACCCCTTCTCAGGGTACAAAGTAAGTACTAAAACACTAGGTGAACTGTTTGATTTCTCTAACCCTAGTGGTGCTTACGGTCAATGGGTAAAACCTAGACTGCCTAAGTCCTCTTATGCTGCTAAGAAAGGGTACACTGCTACACCTATGGGCAAGTACCAGTTTGTTGGTACTACCTTACAAGAGGTAGCAAGGAAGATGAAGCTACCAGCTACTACTGTGTTTGATGAGAACACTCAAGACAGTATGTTTCTTTTTCTAGCTAAGGATACAGTAGCTAAAGCTAAGACTACTGAGGGTAAACGTAGGGCATTACGTGGAATATGGGAAGGTTTCAAACACGTTAACAATGCAACTTTAAACCAGATAATATTGGAGATTGGTAATGGCGAGTAGTTGGAATAAGGCTACTGCAGTAGAACAAACTACTGATACGCCTACCCCTAAAGCTGCAGCAACACCGCCTACCCCTGCAGCACCTGTCAATACAGGCCCATCTCTATGGGAAACAACAATCAATGCTGCTGCTGAAGCTATGAGTTCTGGTGCTACTGCTGTTGCAGATGCTGCTGAAGTAACATGGGATGCACTACCTACTATGGCTGATGTAACAGATGCAGCCTCTGGTGTTGTCGAAGCTGTCAACTCTCTAGGAGACTTTGGTACTGCAGAATACAGAGCATACGTCAATAACTTTATCAATGCTGGTGGTACGTTTACTGAAAAAGATTTGAATGCTGTTGACATAGAGGCTCTAAAGGCTGCAGTAGCTAATGCTAAAAGGGAGGGTAGGAAGTACATTGACTACAACGATTTTGGTACAACAGAAGAAGAAGTAAATAAATTAAGTACATTTGCTGGCTTGTTTGATCCTAACATTAGGATGGCTAGAACAGTAGGCGGCACTAAGTTTAAGACTGACAAAGAAGGTAACATAATAATAGAGAATAAGTATGACTTCAATGCTGGGCCTAAGAGGCTTGCCTACATGGAAGCATTAAAGAATGGTGACACAGTTAAAAGACTTGAATTGCTTACAAGTTCTACACCTGTAGAAGCTGCGTCTATTCTAGCATACGCAACTCAAGAAAAGAATAGAGAACGGGGTGGGCCGACATCAACACTACTAACCTTTAACTTAGGGAAATTTTAATGGGATACTCTTTAGGGGCAAGAAGTTTAACAAGACTAGAAGGTGTAGACAAAAGGCTAGTAGAGACAGTGAAGCTTGCCATTACTCTAACTGAGTGTGACTTTGCTGTGACTAGTGGTGTCCGTACTGCAGATGAACAGAACAAATTGTTTCTTAAGAAGGCATCAACTAAGGATGGGTATAAGAAACTATCCATGCACCAACATGGGCTTGCTGTTGACCTAGTACCTTGGATTGATGGTCAAGCTAGATGGGAAGTAGTCCCTTGTGAACTCATCGCAGAGGCTATGAGAAAGGCTGCTAAGACCACTGGCATTAAGCTCAGGTGGGGTGGTACTTGGACTATTATAAGTGGCACTGACGAGCCTATGGAAGCTCTTGTAGAGAAACATCCAACTAAGTTCTTTGACGGGCCACATTATGAAATAAGGGAATGAGATGATAGATCCTTTCACTGCGTTTGCTGCTGTTAAAGCTGGCATATCTGCGGGAAAAGAGCTTCATGGAATGGTCAAAGACCTAGCTAGTTTCTTTGATGCTATAGATGGGGCTACAGAAAAGCACCAGAATGCACAACAAAAGTCCTTTTCATCTGCGAATGAAGAGGCTTTATCTACATTCATGGCCAAGCAACAGGCTAGGGATTTAGAGAATCAACTAAGAGAAATCGTTATGGCTACCCGTGGTTACCATGCTTGGCAAGAACTTGTTAAGATAAGGGTAGACATAAAGAGACAACGTAAAGAAGCTGAACAGAAAGCAAGACTAAAGAAAGAAGAGTTTTGGGATTCTGTTCTTATATGGTTCTTAGGTATAGCCCTTGCTTTACTTGTGTTAAGCATTGGTGGCCTAGTGCTAAGTGCGAAGATGGGGTGGATATGAACGAGATGGTTCCCGATAAAATCTCCTACCAAAAGAATCGTAGGTATATGTGCTGGTGTGCATTAGGTATGATGGTTATCTGTACACTGGCTACAATAGTAGATCCATCTAGGATGGCTGCTGCTGAGAGTATTATAATGACACAGTACCTAGCCTTGAGTGGCTTGGTTGGTGCATACTTCGGCTTTGGGGGATCTAATGCTGGTAAGAGTTAGTCTCTTACTGTTAACACTTAGTGGGTGCAGTGCAATAGGTGCTGCATCTTCTATGTTAGGTGGTGGAAGTGGGACAAGTGTTGCAGCTAACGTACAGGCTGGTCAAACAAACTCACAGACACTAGGTGTTACAAACAACACAGACCAAGACGTAAAGCTAAGAGATAATAGTGGCACTGTTAATCAAGACAACAGTGAGGCAGAGGTTAAAACTGGTAAGGTGGATAGCCTGACTATTAACAATGCCGATCCATTACTTATTATCTTACTCATACTAGGGTGGCTACTACCTTCACCACAAGAAATGTGGCGAGGCTTGTCATCATTCTTTAAAAGAAAAGAAGTTGGGGGCAATTAAGCCCCCTTCTTTATTTTATGTTTTAGATACTTGATACGGTAGTGTTGGTACATTGTCAGTGTAGGCCAGATAATACAGAAGAGCCATATGTTAACCTCTTCATAAGAGATACCTATCTTACTAGCCACGTACATTAAGAAGACTACACACCAATCAAATGTTAAGTCTATCCAAGCTATCCCACTGTTAGCCATTACAATCCTTCCTTCATAAAGATCTTAACCCATTGTTTACATACCTCGCTTCTAACAATGTCCTCTACTCCGAACTCAACGATAGGCAAGTTCAACATATGCTTCTTAGCAAGGTGAATAACTTTAGATAAGCCATCAGCTTCCTTAAGATCACTCTGTTGTACGTCACCATTTAGTACTATAGTAGACCCTTCTCCTACCCTAGTTAGTAGCATCTTAAGTTCATGTGTAGTAATGTTCTGTGTCTCATCTACAATGATGAAGGCATTATCAAAACTTCTACCACGCATCAAAGCAAGAGGTGCCATCTCAATGTTGTTGTTCTTAATAGCAGTATCAACAGCACCCTTGCCCATGTGTTTCTCTAGTACATCAAGGACAGGGAGTGCCCAAGGCTTAGTCTTTTCTTCTAGGCTACCCTTGAGGAAACCTAGCTCCTTACCCACTGCTATGTGAGGTCTAGTGATAACAATCTTATCAATCTCTTTCAAGATATAAAGATCAGCAGCATAGGTAGCGGTAACATAAGTCTTACCAGTACCTGCAGGGCCAAGCACAAAGACTTGTGTACTTGATTTAAAGGCATCAAGAAGTTCTTTCTGTTTAAGTGTACGTGGTACAATCCCTGATGTCAGTTTCTTTTCAGCACCCTTATAGTTAGTAGCTCTACGTGTAGCACGTGGGGAAGCCTCTGGTTTTTTAATCATAGGTTAATTAACTCTGCTTTGTTATAAGGAATGTGATAGAACTTCTCACCCTTCCTGATGTACCTACCTACAGCTTCTTTAAGACTATCCTCAGTTAGTAGTGTGTCTTTAATTCTCCAGCATCTTTTAAAATCTTTAGCAAAGATATAGAAATTAAGGACACCCTTCTCATCTTGGTATTTAGCAAGTAATCTTTTCTTTCTCTCAGGTATACGTATCTCAGCCCAATGTGCTGGCCACTCACCTTCCCAAGCTACCTTAACTTCAGCTTCATTGTAGAAGGTGTAATCTTTTTTAGTAGACACAATGTCAGCATAGAAATCTTCTGCTGCTTTGACAATGGTATGTCCTTTAGCTTTCAAGAGTTTTACTAATGCTTCTCTGGCTGGTGTATCATACGCCTCGTATAGTGACCGATTGAACGGGTGTTTAACCTGAGCCATGTTACTTCCTTTTGTGGTTGGCCTTCTCTACAGGATTCGAACCTGTAACCTACTGCTTAGAAGGCAGTTGCTCTATCCAGTTGAGCTAAGAGAAGTGATTAACTAGATCTTTGTATCCGCCTATGTATTCTTTGTCAACCCATATTTGTGGAGCAGTTTTAAGTTGACCTCTAAGCATTAACCTTACGGTCATAGGATGATCATAGATGGAATGGACTTGGAAGTCCACCCCTTTCTTTTGTAAAAGTTCTATTGCTCTATCACACCACACACAGTCAGGTCTTGATAAAACAAAGTACATCATGTCAGATCTACAATCTCACAAGATCCACCCGCACAGGCGAAGGTGCTTGAACCTTTAGATGTATCTTCTTTCTCAAAGTCTGTAAGAGATGCCCAGTCAATTCTGTCAGGCATTGCCGACAGTAGTGTATCGTAGTCATGTTTACTGCAGTCTTGGTAGGGTGCTTGCTGGTAGGTGTGATCATCGTGTGGTAAAAATGACACACCTGATACCTCATCAAAGTGTTTGTATACCCATGCACCAACTTCCATCCACTCATGTTCACGAACAGTGATGGTTACAGATGGTTTATGTTCACACCAATGGCGTTGGTACATCATCCACAGTTCAAGCTGTTCGATAGCAGTCATGTCGTTACGTGTAACAGCCCCTTCAGGAGACTTCTGAGGGAAGCTAAACACAGTAGTACTCTCAGGGTTTTGGAAACAAGGTTGATAAGGTATACCTTGGTGAATCATAAACTGTGTCAGTGGGTCTTTGTTGTCGCCACGTACAGTGCGAATGTAGTACTGTGAGTGACGAGCATGAATACCACTAGCAGAGTTGACAAGCTGGGAGACAGTGCCACTTGGTTTGACACAAGTGATAGCAGCAGAAGCAGGGATACCAAGGCGTTCAGCCCACTCATCATTAGTTTGAATAGCAACATTCTTTAACCTTTCTAAAGTTGCTTCTAGTCCAGCATTAGATAGAGTAAGAAGCTTGTTGTCCATGATACCTGTCAAGCTCACACCTAACAGACGTTCTTCTTCTGTATTCTTCTGCCAGATCTTACGTAGGTAAGGGAAGTTTGTCAAGGTAGATTGTATAGTCCCAAGGATAGTAGCTAATCGGACTTTTCTTTCGAGATCATCAATAGTATCAGTTGCCCTAACGACAACTTCGGAGAGGTTACAGAATTGGTAGGGACGTAAGATGATCTCGCTGCACGGGTTGGTTCCAAATTCAAAGTTAGTATTTCGTCTACCATTTTTAGCTGCTTGTTTACGAGATGCAACCCTAGAAAATATACCACGTTCACCAGACTTAGACTCCACCAGAGATAGCCACTCTCGCATAAAAGTTTCCATGTCAGGCTGTTCAGTATAAGCCACACTATTATTAGCCAAAGAACGTTGGCCGTTTTGTTCCCACCAGCTACCAGACTTAGCATTACGCATCCTATCATCAGAGAGATTAGACAGAGAGATCATAGCTGAACGGCGTACACCACCCACTACTACAACCTTACCAATGAAGCACATAATGTCGTGACACTCTAGGCTTGATAGCTTACGTCCTTGTGCTTCTTTAAACTTAGCTACTACGTAGTTGAATAGATCAACCAAAGGGGCTGGGCCTGAAGCTCTACCTCCAAAGACTTTAAGCTTGGCACCTGCAGGGCGTACCTTAGACACATCCCATGTAGGAATCTCACCTGAGTATAGCATAGCTATCAGCTTACGCAGGGCCTTAGCCCAGCCTTCTTTGCTGTCATGTACTACGATTACATCATCACTGGTGAAGAGGTGTTCAGGTACTTCAGGCAGCTTGCTGATGTATTGACGTTCAACTGAGAAGCCAACACCAGTGCCACATAGTAGGATGTACATAGCTTCGTCGAAAGACTTCATGTCATCCACAGGTAGGTAGCTACAGTTGTAGCCAGCCGTGTTGTCACGATCCAAGGCTGGGCCAGCAGTCATTACACTACGCATAGATGGCATAACCTCTAGGTTAAATATAGCTTCACGTATTTCAAGAGCTATACCTACAGTGTCGATGTCTAGGTTACGTCTAACAACATTGTCCATGAAACGATCTACTGTTTCACCCCAGTTCTCACGGCGTTTATCTTCATCAATCCAACGAGCATAACGTGAGGTAGCAATAAAGGATTGGTAGTCTGTAGGTAGGTAGTTGCTAGTCATGCTTGTGTTTCTCCAAATCATCTTTACGAAATATTAAGTCTACAATTTCATTACGATTAATACCAACATCTTTTAACTCACGGTCTGTCAAGGTGTAAAGGTATTTAATTGTAGCTCTGTGTTGATGCCAAGTTGCGACATAACGTAGGAACCTAACGACACTGTTCTCAAACAGCAGCTTATAAAGTTTATCTATCATCGCCACTACCCTTGATATTTCCTTTAGCTTCACGTTCATCTAGCTTCTGGATGTTAAGATCAATTACATCACGTAAGTTTTTATTATAGTACTTAGCAAGGGCTGTTGAGTAGAACACTACATCGCCTAGCTCTTTAAGGATATCATTGACTGAAACCTCAGTGTTGTCACGCATTTGTTTCTTAATCTTTTCAGCTACCTCACCAGCCTCACCGACAAGACCAAGCACATTCTCAATCAGTCGTGTCTGTCCCTCTGTAATAATCTTATCCTCAACCCAATCACTATATGTTTTGAACGGGTCTTGTAAATCTATTGTCCACTTAGCCATGTTATTCCCAATCCTCTTTTAAATCTTCAAATGCTTGATCAACCTTAGCAAGCTCATCAATCTTTTCTTCTATCTCTTCTCTAAACTTTTCAATGAACTTGTCACTGCTGATGTCTAGTATCTCAATCAGTTCTTCAAGAGAGAACCTATCCTTTAATCTTTGAACTAAATCAAAAGTCACTTCAACCACTCCTTCGGTATCAGTTTATCTGCGTATACGAAACCATTCTTAGTACACCAATCACCGTATGTAGTCTTAGAACCTTTAGCTATCTTAGCTTTAGAGTTACTAAACACGAATCTAATTTCTAGTGTTGGGTACTGTTGCTTTATAAGTAAATGTTTTTTTCTATCTGCCTGTACAAACCTACCCTTAGATTCAATTATGATTCCGTTTGGTAGTTTGAAGTCAGGGGTATAAGTCCTGACCTCATTGATAATGTATTTAATCTTTTCAGTCTCGTATAGTACAGGAACTTTTAATGTTTTAAGTTGGGTAGAGATTGTTTCTTCTAAGCCTGATCTATACCCAGCTTTGATTGCTCTCTGCCTTGTTGTTAAAACCTTAGCCAAGAGCAACCTCATCAACTCTTGGTGTCTTGTTTACGTGAACATAAAAGACAGTCCCAAAAGAATAATTAAAACCACGTAGACCAGATCCACCGTTAGCATTTTTCCAACAATCTTTCTTAAAATCACAGAAGGTACAGCCCATACTAAGTTTCATATTGCCTGAAGTCTTTTCTAGTACAGGTTCGTAGCAGCGTTCAGGTGGTGTGTCTTTAGCAATCACTTCTTTTAAATAGGCTACCCGTTCTTCTGTATCGGGTAACATATCAGCACTAGGTTCAAACAGTGTAAGCCTACCGTCAACCTTATTCATAGCTAGAAATGCTGCACCTTTATTCTCAACACCCTTACTGTATGCTGAGATCTGTTGCATATAACCAAAGGGGTCATCGAATACTAGTGTTGCTTTCTCAAACTTAGCAAAGGAAGTAGCTGATGCAGACTTAACATCAACGATGTGCCCATCAATGACAGCATCAATGTGTCCTACTACACCAGCTACCTTTACTTTCTGTTGCATATTTGTCACAGTATGACCAGAAAGTTTAATCAAAGTAAGAAGAACTTCTTCGATGATGTCACCGTAAAGAAACTTAAGAAGCTTGTCACCTGTAAGTTCTTCTCTGTCGTACCCTTTGCTCTCGTACCACAACTGTCTTGCTGGCTTACCAATAGCTGACAGTCTTAGTACGCCTTCAGATTTCTTACGAGGTCTTAGTCGTGACTTCAAAAGATCTTTAAGGCCATTGCCAAAAGCTTCTACAATCTCATCTGCTGCTTGGCTATCCGCATAACCGTGTGTTAGTGTGGAGTAGACATCTTCGATAAGAGTGTCTAAGCTTTTAGCATTTGTCATTAAACTTCCTTTCCAAGAAGTTGATTGATTCTAAACTGAGCATTCTCACATACTTTTTGTAAGTCTGTGATCTCACTTAGTCCTGCGTCCTTACCAGCGTACACTTTAGAACCTGCACGTGTAGCATACTTAACAATGTTACCCCGCCAGAACTCCATGTTGTTTGCCATGATGTAAGTCTTAGGTTGAATAGCAAACTTAGTGTAGTGATTAGGTTTCTTAATAAGATCTTCTACAGTTTCTTCTCCTTCTAGTATATCAAGGAAGTGATACTTCACAAGAGAACCATTGTCTACTAGGGTGAAATCATCCCCATCATTGGAATAAATGGGAAGGGTTAAACCTTCCCGAATATCCCCACGTTTAATTATTGTGGCTTTAGTCTTCAAGCTCTACCTCTAGGCTTTCCTCTGCTGTTTGGTTAACTGATTTCTCAATGACCACTGCAGATGATGACTCATAAGATACAAGGTTACGTACTTGCCCAAAGGTAAAGGACATAGCTTTGTTGTCTTGATCCATAGTATCTAGGTGACCAAGCTTGATGATGTTACCATACTTGCTGTCACCGATAGATACAAACAGGCGCATGGTAGATCCGTTACCAATCAAGTCAGTGAAGGGTTGACCTTCCATGTTTAGTACTGAACCTGTACGTGTCCAGCCACCCTTAGTCTTAGCATCAAGACCGATCTGAATAAAGTCAGCACCATCAAAGGTAGTGTCTTTGTTCTTAATCTTTTTGTTTAACTTGTATGAGTTCATCAAGTCACGAAGCTGATCAGTTACCTTGATAGCAATGGTGTACTCAAGGTCTTCTGATTGGTACTTAGGCTTAGGTTCTTGAAGGGATGCCCAAGAAACTTCTACTGGATCTAGTGTAATTTTTTTATCGGCCATGTTATATTTCTCCTATGGCGGTTAGTGTAACAATAGTATAGTACACGTTTAAGGGTATGTCAATGGGTTTCTAGCCATGACTTACCGATTTTTGCTTCACCATCCATAGGACAGTTAAGCTTAAAGAATTTGCCAGCATCTATGATTGCTTGCACTTGTATTTCACCAAGCCTTACAGCCTGATCTTCGTCAACTTCTGTTTGCCATTCATCATGTACCCACACACACTGCTTGAAGTTAATACCTTCAGCCTTAGCCTGTTTGTGCCACATCATGTTAGCCATACGCATGATCACTGTCTCACCACCCTGTAGGTATACGGATAAGGCAAGGTGATCACTACCTATACGTAGTATGCGACCATCTAAACCTTTCATCCAACCCATAGACGCAGCCCTTGAAGCTTGTGACTTAAGTTGTTTGAGGGTGGGCAGTGCTGAATAGAAGTTCTTCATAGCTACGTTAGCCTGTTTGTGTGAGCAATCTAAGATCTCTGCAATCTTACCAGTTCCAGCACCTAAAAGGAATGCGTAGATAAAAGTCTTAGCTGTTGGCCTGTCCTTGCAGTACTCACCAAGAGCTTCTTTGTTAAAGGTGTGGATGTCACCATCAATGACCTGTTCA